TAATTTTGGGATAATATATTTCAAATGGTGGAGTATCTAAATCATCAGCATCATAATGCCCCGTGAAGGTTACTTGCATAACTGCTTCTCCACTATCCTCAGCAGTGAATGTTAATCCTTCTGTATTTACCGCATTTTTAACTATTATAATAACTGGATTACTACTTCCTGTAAGTCTACCTACAAAAGCTATATTATCTATATAATCACTTACTGATATATCATTTTTAGCTGTGATAATATCAAAGGTGTCATTTGTCGTAGTGTCAATCTGTCCTGTTGCTAGTGCTGTTGCTATATTATCAGCAGTCATTTCAAGTATATTTGTAGTAAGCCTTACCTCCCATTTGTCTACTACTGAAAGGCCTTTCGCATCGCCTTTTACTCCATCTATTTCAATCTTTCTCATGTTAGGCTGTGCTGAAAATTCATTTCCACCTTGAGTAGCCCCAAGTAGAGTTCCAGTCATTGTTGCTATATCAAAGTTTTTATATACTGCTCCTGCATCTAAAAGTAAATGCTTGGCAGTATTGCTATTATAGCCAGTGGTTTGTACCATAATTTACCTCCTATCTAAAATATGTTTTTACATTGTATCTTAATTGCCTTCTATGAATAGAAGGGTCAGTATCAGGCACCATGAGCCTATTAATTCTATAGATAGACACGTGAAAATTCTCATCTAAAATTTGAAGTCTATTTAGCTTTTTATCTATATTATCTGTGATAGTTTCAAGTTCTGTAGTATCAGCTTTGTTGTCCCATATATCAATTTCAAGCGTGAAATCTTCCCTGTATTCAGCCCTATTTGAATTGGGGAATTTATACAATATATAAGGAAGTTCAGGTGGAAGTTGTGTCTTTGGATCTTTTTCAGGAACTAATTCAAAATACACCCTGCTATGCACTTCATTTAGTTTTGAGTATATAGATTGAAGCAAACTAACCAATTTTATTCAACTCTCTTTCGGCAAGTTTCTTAATTCTGCTTTTGTTTTCTTCAACTGCTGGAGTAAGATAAGGTTGTGCTCTTTGTTTGTAGGTTCCTTTTTCAACATAAACTGCATATTCTGTGTTTGTGCCTATAACAACCGATTTATCATTATCTATTACTTCATTTTCTATGCTTCCTCTAAGATTACCAGTATCAACTGGTGCTCTAACTTTAGCTTCACTTGTCACAAACTCCCCTATAGCATGTAGAGCTCTTTTCTCAGCTTTAGATATAGCTCTAAGTACATCTTTTTTATAGCTTTTATATTTAAACATTTTAAACACCCTTATATTCTAAATCTACTTGCATAAATTCGCCCTTGTTATCTACTAGTTTAACTTCATAAATATTGCCATTATCATTTATTCTATCTGCTACAGTTATATCTGTTATTTCACAGTACATTCTGTGAGTAGAGTAAATAGTTTCTTTATCTGCTACTACCCTCTCAGTTCCATTTAAAAGCCTTATATAAGCATTTATAGTTGCTAGTGTTGTCCATGTCTCTATAACCCCACCAAAACCATTGTCGGTGGTTGTGAGACGTTCTATGTTTACAGGATTCATATATTTTTTAAAGCTATCTAGCATATTACCACCTTACCTTTTTAAGATGGCTTAGTTTCTTTAATAAATTTTTAGGATATGGGGTATTATCGTCTTTATAGGTTATGGATATATCGCCTATACTTTTAGACTTTATATTGTCATTACTAGAACTGTCATGATCTATCATTTTATCTATTACATGGGCTACTATTCCAGTATCCTCAATAGAGCTGTTATTCAAGTAATTTTTAAGATACTCTAAATAATCTGTTCTTTCCATCTAATCACCCCTTTAGGGCCTGAATAAGCTCGTCCTTTTTCATGCTTGAATAACCTTCTATTTCTTTTTCTTTAGCAAGTTCTTTAAGTTCTTTTACTGTCATATCTTCAAGCTTTTCAAGTTCTTTTTGCTTTTCTAAATCTTTCGTTTTTTCTAATTCTTTTTGTATTGCTAATCGCCTACGTCTTTGAAATGCTGTAGCACTCATCTAATCACCCCTATGCTGTTAATGTATCAACACTTGTTGCATCTGAAATTGTATAGCCAAGTTTACTTCCACCTGTTACGGTCAAAGTAGCTGTTTCTCCACTTGCCCAAGTGCCTGTATATTCAAGTGTTACAGTTGTTTGCCCTTCGGCAAATGTCGCCTCTGTTAATCCGCCTGCAATTGCTATTGCCCCGCTTGTTGTTGTAGCACTTGCTGATATTGCAAAAGTTCCATTGAACCATTCATGTACTTCTCCAGCTACAGTTTTTAATTTAATTACAACATCTCTAGTAAATTTGCCATTAGCTGAAATTTCATTATTTACAGTTGTAACACTGTTGCTTGTTGTTGCTGGTGTAACTTCCAAAACTAAATCGCCATTTAAAGCCTTTTCTAAAATCTCTAAATACTTCCAAAAATCACCCAAGCTATATCTATAATGTTTTTTAAAATTTATTACCTTACTCATATTATACCTCATCATTAATAGAAATAGAAAAGGCTAGGTATTTACCCTAGCCTATATATTAACCATTAGTAACTATCTTGACTATTCTTACATTTTTCGGGTCATATACTCTATCCCAATTTGCAGCGTCAGCTATTTCAGTAAGTGTCGGCATTTCTGCAAGAACATTTGCTTCTGTCCATTTGAATCCTCGTGGGTGCAAGATAAACTTTCTTCTATGAATTAGGATATCTTCACCCATTAGGGAATCTCTATCAGTTTCTACAGGTACCTTTGGTCTGCCTTCTGCATATCCTACTGCTCCGGCACCAAACAGATATGAAGTGTATTTATATCCGCTTGTTGTCCCAGCCACAACAGGTAGCCCATCATCAACGATAACAGTCATTCCCATGTAAGTACCCCAACCGATGTCAGCTCTATTATCTGGGATGTAGTCGATTAGGCTTAATTTCTGCAAGTTAGTGTGTACTACAGAGTGCATTGCAATTGCAGTAAGATTGTTCTTTGCATCTCCCAGCAATTGTTTAGCATCAAGTATTACTTCTGCACTCATTTTGTTTGCAGAAGTAGCATTTACACCATCTTCTGTTGATACGTTTTTAATTAAGTCTCCTGAATCATTTACAGCGTTGTCAGCAAATACACCGTCTAATGATTTCAACAAAATCTTTTGATATTGTCTGTCCCAATAAGCAATAACTCTATCTGCTATTGCCTGCATTGGATCTGCTCCTGCAAGTTCTGCAGCCAAATCTTCAGCACTCCACGCTTGACCGAACATAAATACTCTTGCTTGGTCTTGCCCGGTAGTGATTTTTTGAGTTTCTAACGCCGTATTAGATTGAAGTGGTTGCGGATCACCTGACAAATCATTAAAGAACGGCATTTTAATCATGTCGCCGCCATTTGCAAGTTTGCCAGAAATTCTAGCATCTGTTGAGATTATACCACTTCTGAATAACAATGATTTTTCTGGTGTAGTGTTAATAATATAATTATTAAACACCTCAGGTTTTATAATGTCTGCTACTCTAGTTACTACGCTAGGCATAATAAATTCCTCCTCAAATTAATTTTATAGTCCATAATCCGCAGGATTAAATCCTGCTTTTTCAATTAATGATTTTGCAAGCTGTGGATTTTCTTCTAATATTTCAGCCTGTTTCGCTAAACTTACTTTTCCTCTTTCCCAAGGATTATCTTTGTATTCCTGGGAAACTGGCTTTGTGTCTGGGTTAGGCTCTCTGCCTGCTAGCTTATCATCACCAAACAAATACGAATCAGTTTCTTGTAACTTAGATAACTGTTCTTCCAAGCCTATAATATTATCTCCATCAAGCTTGATGTTTTCTAAATTTAATAATGCTTTTACTGCTTTAATATTTTTAGCTTTAGCTTTCATTAGAGCATTTTCTAATGCTCTATCAAAGTTTAACTGTTCTATTTTTTTCTCATATTCTTCAATAGTAGTTTTGTTTAGATTTTCAAGTTCATTAATTTTGTTTAGTAGTTCTTCGTTCCCTTGTGCTTTCGCTTTTAGTTCTTCAAGTTGCTTAGTTCTGTCATCTAGCATTGACTTATATTCTTTTTTCTGTTCGTTTACTTCGTTGTATTTATCCTTAGGAACAAAGTATTTAGGCAGTTCCTTTTTTATAGCTTCTACCTTATTTTCAATTTCTTCGTTTTCTAATATAGCTTGTAGCCATTCCATATATATAACCTCCTATTTTACTTTTTTATACTGGTTAGTGCCAGTAATAGCTTACGTTTCTTTATACTCTAACCTTTAAAAAGAGTAGAATTTATTGCATAATAAAAGACACTCTGCTGAGTGCCTAATTATCATCTTCTAATAAACCTTTAATATCAAATTCTTTACCAAATATCCTCATTAGTTCTAGCCTTTGAAGATCTTTAATCTCCTGGGGACACTTGGGATGATTATAAATTTTAGTGTGAAGCTCTAGAATCTTGCGCGCCCATTCAATGTCTAATTTGATTTTCATTTGTTTTCCCTCCTATACGATTTATTAATAATATTATACCGTATAGGCACTATTTGTTTGCTATTCTATTTCTAAACCATTCTTGGTAATTTGTGTATGGTATAATCTCGCCTTTGTTGTTTTCATCTCTAGATCTTCTAACTTTTGGTTCGTATTCTTCTCCAAGGATAGATATTTGAGTGCATCTACAGTTTATGACTTCTTTTGCTGGACCTGAAGGATCACCTGGATACATAAGACCATTTGAAAATCTTTCGTCTAAATCAACTGTTTGTCCATCCAGTCTTTGGTGCCTATCTCTAGTCCTGCTATCAAGTGTAGCAAGCCATCTTTTTTGCATCTCTACACCTTGATTTCTAGCTTGCTTCATACCTTCAAATCTTGCACTCTCTCTTACTCTGTGCCCTTCTGTCTGAACAATTCTGATAGCTTTACTAGCTCCTATACCCATCCTATCTTTTACTTGTTTTGATATATCTCTATAACTTTTACCTTGTATAAGTCCATTTGCTATTTCCTCTTTAAGCTTTTTAACTAAATAAGCTATATTATCTTTATTTCTATTATTCCAACCTATTCTGTCAAATGGATTGTTAATAACTTCTTCAATTAATTCCTTTTTAAGTAGTGTGAATCCTAGTTTTGTGTCTAGAGTTTTTTCAAATGCATATCCAGTCATGTAGTAGCTTTCCTCATACAGTTTTGCTAGACCATTTTTAAGTGTATTAGCACTTTTACCATTTATTTTAACTATTTCCTTGCTTATTTGCTTTTCTAAGTTAGCAAGCCTATTATATCTAAACATTTCATTTTGATTAAATACACCTTTTTCATTGTAGTATGCTATCCTAGACCTTATTTCTTTTAAGGCTTGTGTATAGTAGCTTAATATTTGCTTTTCTATGCCCTTCTCTAGCTTATCAAGTGCTTTGTTATTCTTCTTGAATATTTGTTCTAGCATTAGCAACACCTTCTATAAGGTCAAGATCAATCATATTTTCTCTTTGCTCCTTAACTAGTTTTAATTCTTCCTGGGAATCTTCTACCCAAGGATGATTAGCTACTATCGTATCATCAGATATAATTCCTTTTGATATTTGTGCTATTTGTGCTGTTTCTAAGTCGTTCACTAACATTGACTTAGTAAATGTAAATTGAACAGTTCTATAATCATAAGTTTTTCTGTCTTTTATATTGATATATTCTGTTACAAACCACACAAACTGCTTTAATGCTTTTCTGAATTTCCTTTCCATGTGATTCGCTTTTAGGTCAAGTAACATATATAAAAACTTGAGTGCTATTCCTGAAGGAGAATTGCCAAATTTATCAGTTTTAACATTTACACCTTGGCCAAAGAGAAATATATTTTCTTCTAATCTATCTAACATTTCTCTTTTTGCCTCAACCGGTATTTCAAGCTTTAGTGTATCAACTCCACCATCTTCTGATACTTTTATAGCTTTGTAGTATCTCAAATTCTGTATAAATTCGCTTAAATCTGAACCGTCATAACCTTTAAGTACATATATAAGCTCCTGTAATTCTTCTAGATTATTTGCAAAATCAGATATGTTTTTATCGTAAATATCTATAAGCTCTTTGTAGAATGTTAAATCTGATACCATTTCCTCGTTGTTTTTGAAAGGTATAAAAGGCACTCTCTCCCATCCATATCCTTTTTCATTGTAATCAAAGTGACTTTGTGGGTTTTCTTCTACAGAATCATCAATCTCAAACTCTCCAATATCATTTTCAATGTAGTAGGTTACTGTTTTAGGTGTCCACCACTCTGCTCTTATTTTGTCTTTGCCATTTATAGTAACTAAGTAATACCTAATAGCTGCTATCATATTCTTTTGCTTTGATGTTTCGTATATAGGTATTACTTCCTCTGCTGGTACTATTATATAGTCAAATTCTCCATTTGAATTGATATAGGGATGTAGATATTCAACACCTTTATTACTTGCACCTTTGCCTAGTTCTTGAAGAATATCGTCAAAATCCTCGTCTAGGATGTCATTAATCCTTTGGGTAAAAGTATCATCATCAGTCTGTATTACCGGTGGTTTACCTAAAAGATAATTAACCTTTTGGTCTACAAGTAGTTTGTGCCAGTTATGTGGAATTTTATTATTTGTCTTTTCAGTATCTTCTACCTTTTCGCCATCTCTAATAAAATACATCTTTCTATCAAGTATTTTATTTTCATTCATGTAATACTTTTGGCCTTCTAGCATATCAGTTGTGTCATGCTCTGCTATAAGGTCCTTTATAACCCTCTCATTAGTCACGTTATTCTCTACATCCAACTGAATATTAATTAAATCTTGTTCGGTTACATACATTTAACCACCTACTTTAAAAATTCTATTTTATTAAAGGACATATCCCTCTCACAAGCATATCTAGTAGCATCTATTGTATGATTGTTTTTATCTTCAAGTTTTGATTTTATATTTCCATCTTTGTCAACTTGATAATCTATCGACTCAAATTCTTTAGCTGTATTTGGTGTTCTCTTTGGATCAATAACTATAGAATCTAGATCATCAAGCCACTTTTCTCCATACTCAACACTTCCTGGTCCTTTTTTAGCACCAGTTATTTTTATGCCATACGACTTTAATTCTGCTATTGATTTAGGTTCGGCACTGTCAGCTATTATCTTAAAATCGTTATAGCCTTTTTTCTTAATCCATTCTACTACTTCTCTATTGCTAAGTTTTACACCATAATATTCATCTATAAAATAAATCCTTCTTCTTTTTTTGTCATAATGAAGTCTAACAAAAGAAAATGGATCTGCTGCATAACCCCAGTCAATACCTTGCTTAATATTATCAAATCTTTTTATCTCATCATCTGTTATTTTCCTAAATTCTAAGTTGCTAAATGGTACAATGCCACTACCTATAGGTTCACCTAAATATTCATGTCTATATTTATATTCATTTCTCTTTTTAACTTCCTCTGCTTCTTCTCTAAAAGCCTGAGAAACATAAGGATTATCTACATATGTGCTATGATGAACAAAGGTATTATCCGATATAAATTGAGTGTCATATTTTTTATTAACCCAGTTTTGTTTTCTTTTAGGTGGGTTATAACTATAAAAAATACTATATTTTAAATTCCCTGGCAGTTCTGCTCTTATAATGGAATTTACTATTGTTTGAACTTCTTCTTCTGTTTTAAATTCTGCAAGTTCCTCTATCCATAGAATTGCTATAGGGAATTTGCTTGTTTTGATGGACTTAATTTTTTCTGGCTTATCTGCTCCACGAAAAAGTATTCTATTCCCTCTTGGTGTGTATGTTAATTGTAGGGGACTTTTCTTTATGTCCCAATACTCTGATACCCCTAAGTGTTCTATAGCCCATATAAGCTGTTCATATACGGATGTCTCAAGTGTATTTCCTACTTTTCTGACTACTAGAGCATTTACTGGCTTTTTCATTAAATCGTAGATGATTCTAATACTTATATGTGATGATTTAGAGCTGTTTCTACCACCTTTTAAAACTTTGTATAAGTAATTATCACAGTTTTTCCAAAAACTATAAAATGCCGGAAGTATTTTGTCCGACAGTTTTATCTTTTTCATTCTTCATCATCCAGTTCTATGTCATCTACTATTTGCACACCTACGTTAGCATTAACATCCATTTCTTGCTTATCTCTCCATTTAGTAGGTCGTCTGTTTTTAAGCCAAAATATCGCTGCTGTTGTGTTAGGTTTTTGATACTTCCTTACTGTTACTACATCACCTTGATTGGTTACCATATCTTCCTCGTAGTAAAAACCTATAGCTGACTTAAAAAGTGCATTTTCTACTTCGTAATCTGATACCTCTTTTCCCTTTTTTAAGGCAGCCGATAAGTCCGAATATTTCTTTTTATACTCCTTGAAAGTAGAATAAGCTACACCTAAGTTTTTTGCTATTTGTTCATCAGTTAATCCGTCTCTAGCCCAACCTTCTACTAATATTAACTTGTCTTTTACATGTGTATCGTATTTGTTCGGCCTACCCATAATATCGCCTTCTCTTTAACTTAGAAAGTATGAGCTTTTCTTCTTCAACATGTCTTTTAGCATGGCATTTTACACTTAAAATCTCTTTGTAGTTTGGTAGCAAAGCTTTTAAAAGTAAAATAGCTGCTTTCTTCCTGTTATAGTCTTTTATTTCATCGCTCAAAAGTATTGCTAAAGAATCTATTATTATACAAGTTTGTTCTTGTGGAGGAATATTAATTTTTTTGTTGTAGACTAATAATCTCTTATTTCCAATTATCACTTTATAATCAATAAATCTTTCTTGCTTTTCAGTTAGTTTTTTCATACCACCACCTCAACGCTAGTTGCTTTTTATTTTTATTCTTCTTCCTCATATATTTCTTCAAAATTATCAATATAGTCTAATAAAACTCTTATCTCATCAACATTGCCCTCAATTTCTTCTTTTGTTTCGATAATTCCATTTTTAGTGATTCTAGTATATTTCATAATATCACTTCCTTTTCATACATCCTGGCACTAAACAAAAATAATGGAGTTCATCTGCTTTTTTAAGCCATTCACAACCTTTACATTTGCATCTATCGAATTGTTTATTTGTAAGCTTCATACTCTTGTACCCTTTTGTGAGTTTATGTATTTCTCTTTCTTTTTATTTTTTCTTGTATTAATTAAATGCTCTATTTTATCAACGTATTCTTTATCATCACTAACTCTTATATGACTGATTAGCAAATATTCATTTCTTGTCTTTGGAAATCTATTATTAAGTACATTATCTTTTATAGTTCTAGCAATTTTCTTAGATTTTATATGTGTATGTGCTTTATCAAACCCATACTTTTCAACCTTATCAAGATTAACCACTATAAATCCATCATCACAAGGTTTAATGATTATGTTCATACAATCAGTCCTTAAAATTTTATATAAAAGAGAGTGTGGCTAATAATAATAGTCACACTCTAAAAAAGGGGGCCTATGCTCATAATCCCGTAGGGATTAAGCTAGTATCAACTTAGACTTCCCTATCGGGAAATGTTAGGGAGTAAATATAAAAGCACCTAAGAACTTGTCCTAGGTGCCTTTACCTTTACCATAGCTGTGAATGTGAATATGAAATATCCTCTCAATATCATTGTATCAATTTTTTTTTAAGCTTGTGTCTTGTATTCGTCTACTCTTACAGCTTCAACACCAAATAGTGCAACTGATAATTTATTAATTGCTCTTTTTCTTATTTCTTTACACCATGATTCATGATATTTCACTTTATAAGCTATTTCATACCATTGTTCTGATTCAAAATATCGTCTGCTAATTATTTCTTTTTCTATTGGACTAAGCGAACTTAAACCTTTTTCAATTCTTTCAACTTTTTTCTTTGTTTTCTCAATTCTATCTTTCAAAATTTCCTTTTGAGTTATTATGTGTAATGCTTCATCTTCTGTTTGCTTACTAATGTTATATGTAGCACCTGTTTTTTCTTTACTGTAGTCTATAGCCGAAGCCCCTAAAGGCTCCAGCTCTTTCAGTTCGGATTCCATGTTTTCAATGCTAATTTTCAAAGGTCTATAGTTGTAAAGAAATTTCTCTGTAGTTTTATAGTAGTTCATATATGTCCCCCTTTTGCCTTTGTTACATACATTTCAAAGTTACAATTACTTCTTCTCCATCTTTTTCAAAATAGAAATATCTATTCAAATAATCCATATCATCATACACTTGCTTATATCCTAGCTCTTTTAATTCTTTTATTTTTTCTTTCATTTTTCTTAAATCTTCT